CCAAATACTAATACTTGTACTATAGAAGCTACAGTAATCTGTTTCATTGGATGTACTTTTTCTAAATCATTTAAGTTCATAACTGTTCTAACACACTTACTATAAATAAAAATATAAAGATACTTATAACAGGTATTTCTAATTTAATCTTTTCTTTCATACCTACTTCGTTAATCCTTTAGTCTTTTCATAACTTCTCATACCGCCTAAACCCAGCATACCCATTAATACAGGTAACATAGTAGATGTATCAGCTTGAGGTACGTCAATACCAAAAGGTGCTAATAAAGGACTAATCAGAAAGTTCACTGTAAAACCTGCAACACATACCCAACCAGTAGCAGGTCGCCAAGATGATTGAAACCAATTACCTTGAGCTTCTTCTTTGTTTACTTCTATTTGTGCTTTAGCAATTTCGTGTATATGTTTTTCAGACATAGTTGCAAGTTCATGAGCAATCTTTTGTTTTGCATCAGCATCAGGAATGAATTTATCTAAGATTTCGCTAATAGGTTTGATAAGTTTGTCTATCATATTAAACTCCTAATACCATTTTTTGTAATTCAATACTTCTTCTACCTACCTGTTTAAACCAACGACTATCTTCCATTTCTGTAGCCATCTTCGCCCAATCATGTTCTCTACAAGCTTTCAACATGTTACGAAACTTTGAAAGCTTTGAACCTCCTAAGTTAAAACACATATTCACTAACACTCTTTGTATAACTTCTGGTAACTTTTTAAAGTCTTTCTCGCTACCAAAGACATCTATAGCTTCTTTATAGTGCTTTTCAAAGTCATCCTCATAATACATATCTACGACTTCTTGTGTGACAGGTGTGCCAACTTCCCAGCTATATTCAGGGTCGTTAGGCTTACAAAGGTGTCCAACTCCTAAAGTTTTATTACCTAGACTATCCAAATAGATTTCTAAAACTTCGCCTTCGTGTCGCTTTATTTCAGCTTTGCAAAGTTCTATATCCATTTTATTATTCCTTTTGAAAAACATCTAATCCTAATTCTTTCATCTGTGCTGAGTAAGGTTGTCCTGTAAAAGGGTCAACTCTATCTGCTGGGTTTTCTTTAGTGTATGGTACATCGTCTTTACCTTCTACTAATCCGCCTGTTGCGTATCCTCTTACTGGGTCATAAGCAGCTTCCTGTACATTTGGTTTATCTTCTAACAGTTCATCTCCTGTTAAAACTTTTGAAACTTCATTAGTATAAGTTACCAATTCACTTCCCAATGGTAAAGTTTTTAAAGTTGATACACCTGCACCTTCATAATCACCAGCTTTTAAATTTTTAACAGTTTTACCTACTCCTGTAGTTAATTTTTCTAATTCTCCTATCAATGGAGTTATTGCTCCCGTGGTACTACCATAGCTATTACCAGCCCACTGTGAAAATATTCTTGAAAGTTTTTCTATTCTCCAATCTATAGCTCCTGATAATCCCATAGCTTGTCCCCACCACTTAGCACTAAAATTTTCAGGCTCATGTTTTTCATAATATTCTTTTGACGGACTAAACATAATTTGAAGTTCTCTTAAACCACCAAATATTGTTATAGTTCCTAGCATTTTAATTGCTAATTTTAAATCTCCATCTTCTACTCTTTGTATAAGTCCATTCATTTGACCCACTTTGGATGAAGCCCAAGATAAAAATAATCCTATAGACCTTACTCCGGGATTGCTACTCTGAGAAAATAACATTCTATTACCAACACCGGGAAGTAAAACATCTCTTTTTCTACTTTTATTTCCTACTTTAACTAAAGTATTTTCAGCTACTTCGTCTTTTAAAGCTTCTTCTACACTTTTAAATTTATTTAAGTTTTGTATTTCTTTTTTACTAATTCCATAATATTTTAATTTAGCATTTGTAGCTCTGCTAATTTTTTTTGATGTACCAATAGTTTTAGCAAGATTAAATACTTCATCAATACCTGTACTAAAAGCTGCTTTATCTGCAAAGTTAGTAGTAGGAGCCATTAAATTAAATTTAAAAAATTTCTTTGTCCATTCACCTAATGCTCTTTGAAAAGTAGTTGTAGGATGAATGCCTGAAAAAGCTGCTTCTATATCTTTAGTTACAGTACTTCCAGAATCTGTAGCACCTGCATATCCAAATCTTCCTTTACCACCTATACCATATTTATTAGCAATATTATCTTTTTTCCAAGCTTGTGAAAATCCTCTTAATGCAGAATTTATATCACTGTTTTGTAATGGCTGCAATAAGTCTCCTAAAGTAGGTATAATAGAACGAGGTAACATAGTTGTATTAGATAAGAATGTAAGTAAAGCAAAACCATCTTTACTTAAATTACTTTGCAAAGGGTCTGTAGCACTTTTATGTAATACACCATAATACGCATCTATACTTTTACCTAGTAATTTAATTTTAGAAATATATTCTTTTTTATTTATCAAACCATCTTGATATTTTTTTGTTAGACTTCTTTCTAGTTGAAAAAGTAACTCCCCATTTTCTCCAAATTTTCTAGCAAACTCTACTCCTTTAGTAGTATTAGTTACCCAAGTATCTAATACTTTTGCTAAGTCCTGTTCTAATAAAGGTTCTAGTTTTCTTCTAGCTTCTAAACTTTTAAATATTCTTTCTTTTTTATAATTTTTTAATTGAGGTATGCCTCCAAAATTACCTAACCTACCATTAGAAAAATTAGCACCTTCAAACATACTAACTCTTCCAAAACCTGAAATAGTTTCTGAAATTTTTGTAGCTGCTTTATCTAAACTACTTATTTCTTCATCCAAATAATCTGATACTCTTCTTTTAGCTACATCGTCCCACTTAGGAAATTCTGCTTTTAATGCTTCTTTTACAATTCTTTTTGTTTCTTTAGAATTAGCTAAAACTTTTTCAATACTATAAATTTGTGGTAAATCATAATTATCTATTTTTTTATAAGTTACTCCAGCACCCTCAACATATCCATTTATTTCTCTACCAAATAATCTACCATTAGCTACTAAACTATCTATATTTTTCATTTGTTTGTCATTAAACAATTTAGTATTTTTAATTTCTGCACGAGTTCTTATTTGTGTAATAATTTTAGTTGCTGCTATTCTTTCTGCTTCGGTAGCATTTTGAACAACATCAAAAATTCTTTTACTAAAAATATTAGTCATTAAATCAGAAGCTTCTTCAGCACCTATAATATTTTTGTATCTACCATCTGATACATGAAATAAATTTCTACCTATTATTTCAAGCTCTCCACCATGATTTATTAATCTATTAACAGTTGTTCCAGAACCTTTTACTTTTAAAAAGTTATGTAACATCCTAGCTGATTCGTTTTCTATAAGACCAAAAGCTTTATTTTTTTGACCTGCTGTTAAATAATCTGCTGCTTTAACTCTATTGTAAACAAAACCAAAAGTCATACCAGCACCCATTAAAGTATAATTTAATGTATCGTCTTCATCACCTATAAAAGTTCCTGCAGCAAAACCAACTCCTCCTCCAAACAAAGGTCTAAAACCTTCATATAAAACTTTTTGCATTAAACTATCTGTTAATTCATATTGACTTTTTGTACTTAAAGTTTTTAAAGTTCCATCAATTAATTCTGTTTGACCTTTAGCATATTTTTCCATTAAGTCATACATATCATTTTTTAAAAAATCTGTAGCTTCATCGTGTTTCTTTTTTAAATTTTTTAATTTTGTAGGACTTAACTTAACTTTATTTTTTACATCTAACTGAGGTATAAAATCAAACTCTAATTGATTTGTTTTAGGATTAAATTTTGTATTATCTTCTACAGCTTTTAAATATGCTTGTTGGTCATTTCTTGCTTTTAAATATAAATTTCTTATTACAAGAGACCCTTCCATTTCTTTTATAACTGGAAGTTTTTCTTCTGTTATTTTTGTAACAACGTCATCTAAATCGTCAGTTTCTTTAGCAGTTAAATTTATAACTGGTTCATCTTTAACAGATGATTTAAAAACCATTTCTTTACCATCTTCTCCAACTTTCTTTACAACAATTTCATCGCCTTCTACAGACTTAAATCTATTTGCAAGTACAGAACCTAATAAAGAACTAGCTCCACCTGCAGTAGCTCCAAATAAAACATTGTTAGGATTTACATCTCCATATGCAGAATACTCATATAATGCCATATCTGCAGCACCTATACCAGCACCTACACCAGTTGCACCAAGCTTTCCAAGTTTAGCTACTTTTGCCCAAGGTATAAAAAATGTTACAGGGTCAGCTACAGCAGTAATCATTCTTCCAGATGTTGTAGCTATATCGTCTTGATAGTCTTCAAATTCTACCCCATACTTTTCTTTCATAGTTTGAAATATTTTTTCTTTTCTTTCTTCTTCTATTTCTTTTATATTATCTTGAAAAGATTTATTATTTCCAACAGTAGCTAGTCCTGCCTTAACAGTTCTAAAAAGATTTCCAAGTGTATGACGTTCTAGTTTAGTACCTAATTCTACCCTTTGTGCAACAGTAGGTATATCGGCATCTTCAGGTACAGGTTCTTCTATTAAACCTGCATTAAATTGATTTAAAAAATAAGAAGCATTAAACTCTTCTTCTTTTTTAACTTGAGGAATTACAGGAACAGGAACTGCTTCAGTTGTTTCTATAGGTTCTAATTTTTCTTTTTTACCTTCGTAATTTAATAACTCAACATCTTCATCACGAATTAATTCAGCAATATTTTGTTCTTGTTTTCTTCTTTCTTCTTCTTCTCGCTTTCTTTTTTCTTCTTCAGTTTCTTCGTTAAAAAGATTTAAGAAGTAATTAGCATCATAAGAAGTATTATTAATTGACATAATTATTATTAGTTACTTTTTAAAAATTCTAAAAATTCACTTACTAGTTCAGGTTTATCTTCTTTTTTAACTTTCATATAATCTAATCCTTTTGTTTCTTCTAACCAATCATTAAATGATTTAGGAGAAAAAAGAATACGTTTTCCACTTACAAAATCTTCAGCTTGTCTAATAATTCTATTTTTTACAGATTCTTTATCAAGACCTAAAACTTTTAAAAGCGGAACACGTTCTTGTTTTTCTCTTTCTTCTTCAAAAGGTTTTCTAAAATCTTTATCAAGGATAGAACCAAAAGTAGTTACTTCAGTATCGTCTACTTTTCCTCGTTGTTTCATATCCATAACTTTAGTATCATCTACTGGTCCTCTTTGTTTCATATCAGTAATTATTAAATCTAAAAATTGATTACTTAAAACTTCAGACATTTCAGGATAATCTTCTAAAATATTTTTTATTACTTCTGATTTAATTTCAGGAGAAGATTTACTCCATTGAGGATTAGTCATTACTGTAGTTTTAAAATTATTTATAATTTCTTCAGGAGTTGTAAATCTATTAATATTATTTTTTTCTTGAATTGCATCTTCAGTTGAAATTACACTAGAAACAACATTAGAATCTACAGAAACAATTTCATCTTTACCAGATGCTGAAGTTTCTATAGTTATATCTTCTTTATTTGTAATTAAATTTAATAAATTAGTTATAGTTTGTCTTTTGTAAACTCCTCTAGGTTCATCTTTAAATATACCGCCAACTTTATATGAAAAATCTCCAGCTATTATATTTTGCAAAGCTTCATCAAAAAAAGTTTTTTTACCTCCTTCAGGAATAGCTAAAGCTCCAACTCCTAACTCTTCTTTTTGTTTAACATATATTTTATAATTATAGTCAGCTAATTTTAAAGCATCTAGATATACACTTTGTATTTGTGTATCTGTTAATTTTACACCTTCGCTTCCTTCAAATTCTTCTAAAAATTTTGATACAGCTATCTCACCTTTACCAAACGAAACTCTAAAGTCTTTTTGTTTCATGTTTGGATTTTCTTCTATACCAGATGCAACATTGTATATTGTTTTAAATTCTCTATCTGGCTCTATAGAAGGTAAATATGGTTTTTTCTTTTTCATTAAAGATTTTAATTCAATATCTGTAAATTTATCTTTTACTCCTACTGCATTTTGTATTTTATTCCAATTTGACATAGTAGTATTAATAGAAGAAACTATATCAGTTCTTAATTCTTCATCTAATCCTTTTGGAAGTTTTACTATTCCTTTATCTAAAGCTACATCTTCTAATTCAGCAGATGGTGTAAGACCAATTTTACTAAATGCCCATCCTCCAACATTACTTTGTTTATTAATAAGGTCTACAGCTTTTTGAAGTTTGTTTTTTAAAGGACTTACATAAGCTGTTTTAGTAGCTTTATCTGTACTTCTAATATTTTTAAAATCTGAATAAGCTTCAAGCTCTTGCCTATAAGCTTCTCTATCATCATCTAATTTAGGCATCACAATTTCGTTAAAAGCTTGTTGATTATTTTTATATAAATCTGTATATTCTGGAGAATTTTGATATTGTTTTAATTTCATACTATCAAAAGCACTTGTCCAGTTTTCTCCTGTTATAGAGTCTTTAGATTTACCATATGTGTTTAACATTTCATCATGGTTAATCATCCACTTAACACCCATATCAAATTGGTTGGCTCTTTGATTTAACAAACCAATATTACTTTTCCAAAATTCATTAGCTCTTTTATTTGCTCTATTACGTAAATAAATATTACCAATGTTAGCACCTAATAAAGCTGCTCCAAATAGTTTAGCTTTTCTTTCTTGTTTTTTTCTTCTAGTTTTAGCTTCAGCTAATAAAGATTCGCCTAATTGTTCTATTGACATATTATTCCTCTCTATCTAATAAACTTGGTTGTTTTGGTGGAGTAAATTCTTCTAACCTTTTTTCTATTTCTTTTGGAAATACTCCGGCTTTTGCTTTCGGAACTATTCTATCTTCTGCTATACTTATAGCTTGTTCAATTCCAGTTAATTGTTCTTCTTCAGTACTTTCTTCATTTTCTTCACCTTGGTATGTAATATAATCTTGTATACCTGCTTTTTCTGCAAAAGCAATAAGCATATACATAGTAGGCTCTATCAATAATAACATTAAATCAGGATTCCACATT